ATGGCAAGAAAATCGTTTATTACAGCTTTGCCGAAAGAAATAGTGGAAGCGTTGCACGAGCGAATCAGAGCGGCGGAATATGGTGACCATATGGCAATGGTGGAGTGGGTAAAGCAGCAAGGCTATCATGCTTCTAAATCGGCAATGTGCCGCTATACGTTGGAATTAAAGGCAAGAGATGGGTATGAGGGCGGAGCGGGGTCATTTAAGTTACACACCCAAATGCACAGCAAAGACAGCAACCTTGAAATGCTTTATAAAGAACTGGGTGAACTCGAATATCGCCGGCAAGAAATTTTAAACAGAATTCGGGATTTAATGGGAAAATAACCAAACACAGGGGCAACACGCCCCTTTTTTATTGCCCGAAATCCGGCAAAAAGCAAAACTGCGAAAAAATCTCCAAAAACCACTACTTGAGCCATTAAAACCACGAAAACGCACGGCACGTTTAAACGCGTTTAAATTTTGTTTAAATGGCGTTTAGCTGTGTTTAAATTAATCCCACTGCACTGTGTGGGCGTACCAGCGCACTTGCCCGATAATCATTGTAGGGTCGATTTGATCTGCGGTGAGATGAATCGGATGGTAGTCAGGGTTGTCCGATAGCACATAAAGCCCTTTAGGTAAGTCAAACTGCAAGCGACGAATGGTTAACCTATTATTGATACGCACCACATAAAGCCCTTCTTTAAGCCGCCACACGTCTTCTAACGTTGCCAGCCCACGTTTCACCTTGTCGTGGAAGAATAGCGTTATCAAAGCCCTATCACCCTTGTAAATAGTGCGTTCCATTGCATTATCTGGCATTTTGAAGAACGTGCTGTGCGCAATGCTTATCGCCATTTTTTTTAACCAATCCGTGCGGAAGTGGAAGTATTTTCGCATCACGCCGCTTTCTGTTACGGAGAGATCCGGTATTTGTTCAAACTCATCGCCCTTTTGAGTAAAGCCATCTTGGCTTACATCAAAGCCCAACGCCGCTTGCACGCTTGGCGGCATATCGCCCACATAATACTCAAACACTTTTCCTTTGACGCCTGTAATGCGTCTTCTTTGCCAATTTTCTAATTTAGCCTTTTTGGTAATTCCTTGAACAGTGGTAGGTAATCCCCCCACTCCTGTTAGTTCTTTTAATTCAAACCATTCTTGGATCATATCCACCCCTTTAGTTTTAATCTTGGATTAAAACTAAATTGAAAGAAGTTTTTACACTCAACCTATTGAAAATAAAGGGAATTAAAAGAGGTTGCATAAAAGCTCGAAAAAATAGTTTTAATCTCTTGTTGACTTTAGTTTTAATCTTGTATTAAACTCTAGATTAAACCAAAGGCTAACGCTAAGGATTTACACCAGAGTTTAACCTAAAGCAAGTTTGATTTAAATGTAGGAGTTTAATTTATGGCTAAAAAAGATTGGAGCAGAAAGCGAATTGTGTATGAGCTGCACGAGCGAAATATCACATTGCATTCGCTTTCTGTGAAATCGGGACTTGCCCCCTCCACGCTAAAAAATGCATTGCGGGTAAGTTATCCGAAAGGGGAAAAGATCATCGCTGAAGCGATTGGCGTGCCTCCTCAAGAAATTTGGGCAACACGCTATGCGGAACGGGAGAGCCGCTTATGTGGGTAGAACTGAAAGATATATTGGGAGTCGGTGGATTACCCAAAACTGTTGGGGGAATAACTAAAAAAGCTAAATTAGAGAATTGGGAGCGGAGACGAAAAGAAAGTCCAGTTGGAAAAGTATTTGAATACCACCTCCACAGCCTTCCCCCCGAAACCCAAAAGCAATTAAGGCTTAACGCCGCTTTGGCGGCAATGCCACCGCCTACAACGGCACAACCGATGGATGACCCCGAGCTGATTTATCGGCTCACCAGTGCCACCGACAAGGCAAGGGAAAAGGCGAAAAACAAAGCAGAAGCCTGTATGCAACTGCAAGCCTTTTTAGACCAAGGGTTCAATTATCAAGAGGCAGAAGCGGGGGCGGCAACCGCAAAAAACGTGTCGCAAGGTTCTTTAAAAAATTGGTATTACAAAGTGAAAGGCTACCCCGTCCACCTGTGGCAAGCGATTTTAGTGTCAGGCTCGGGCAAATCCGCCAAGCCCGGTAAAAAAGCCCACATCACCGAAGAAGCGTGGGACACCTTCCTTGCTGATTATCTCCGCCCTGAAAAGCCCGATTTACGAGCCAGTTACCGCCGCATTGAGGCAATGGCGAAAGAATACGGCTGGCAGATGGCAAGTTTTAAAACCTTCCAACGTCGCTTAATCAAAGAAGTGCCATACGAGGTGCTACTGCTTCAGCGAGAGGGCAAAAATGCGGTGGCGAAATTAGTGCCAGCGTTGCAACGCACGGTAAAAGATATTCTCGCAGGCGAATGGATCAACGGCGACGGTTATCAACACAACGTCTTTGTGAAATGGCACACGGGCGAGATTATCCGCCCAAAAACGTGGTTCTGGCAAGATGTGCGAACCCGCAAAATTCTTGCTTATCGCACCGCACTTTCGGAAAACACCGACAGCATACGTCACGCCTTAATGGACGTGATATTCCGCTACGGCATACCGAAAACCATCACGCTGGACAACACCCGAGCCGCAGCCAATAAAGCGATGACAGGCGGCGTAGCAAACCGCTACCGCTTTAAAGAAAACGAACTCGACCCGAAAGGCATTATGCCGATTTTAGGCATCGAAGTGCATTTCACTAGCGGCTTTATGGCGAAGGACACGGGCAAGCCAAGCCGATTGAACGCGCCTTCGGGCGAGGCGGCATAGGCGAGAAAGTGGATAAACGCCCCGAACTGTCGGGCTTCTACACGGGCAAAAACGTGCTAGAAAAACCCGACAACTACAACGGCGGTAAGGCTGGCGTGGAATATGACATCTTTCTGCAAGCCCTTGCAGCAGGCGTGAAAGAGTACAACGAACAACTGGAACGAGACACCGAACTTTGCCGAGGCAAGTTCAGTTTTGAACAGATTTGGGAACGGGATTACCACCCCACCAATATACGCCAAGCTACGCCAGAGCAGCTGCTGTTGCTGTTCTTGCAAGCGGAAACGGTGAGCATTAAACGTAACGGGGCATTCACCCTGAAAGCGGCAGGCAAACTGTACGGCTTAACCAACATTTACTGGGAGGAAAGTTTAATCGGCATCACCGATAAAAAAGTGGTGGCACGGTTCGACCCCGACAACCTACACGGCAATGTGTATGTGTACGACTTAGAAGGACGATACCTTGCCGAAGCGATTTGCCGAGAAGCGAAAGGCTTTGGCGACACAATCGCTTCTCGCGAGCAAGGCAGATTGTACAAGAAAGTGGTGAAATCGGCACAACAACAAGCCGAAGCCTTGCAGTTGTTAGACCAACACGAACTGGCAGCCCTCGCACCAAAAGTGGAGGTGCCAGAACCGATTGAAAAACGAGTGAAAGAAGTGCTGATTGAAGAAGAAGTGATCCACCAAAACCTCCGAATGAAAGTTCACAAAAAAGTGGAAATAGAAGAGGCAGAAGTGGAAGAAATCAGCGAATTTGAACAGGCATTTATGAATGCCGTCGCAATGAAACGCAAGATTTAAACGTAATTTAAACGTTTAAACGCCAATTTAAACATTTAAACGCACATTTAAACGAGGTTTAAAAATGAACTTAGTCAATCAAATCAAACAACACTTAACCGACAGCCAAATCACTCAAGCCCAGCTTGCCCGCGAAGCAGGCGTAAATGCAGGTGCATTGTCGGCATACCTTAACGACAACTATAAAGGCAACATTGCAGATGTGGAAGCAAAACTAACTGCTTACCTTGAGAAAAAAGCGGTGCAAGCCCGTGAGTTTGTAGAGGCACCAGCCTTTATCGAAACAGCGACTTCTCGTCAAATTTTCAAAACGCTGGAATTTGCTCAAATCGCCAACTGTATGGCGACCGTTTACGGCATGAGCGGGGTCGGTAAAACCAAAGCAATCCAAGAATTTGCCAAAAACCACGCTAACGTGTGGCTGGTAACCGCAAGCCCAAGCCGTTCAAGTTTAAGCGAAATTTTGTATGAAATCGCCCTTGAGCTAGGCATCAGCGATGCCCCACGTAGAAAAGGCACACTCTCACGCCTGATTGCTCGCAAAATCAAAGGCACAGAAGGCTTGCTGATTGTGGACGAAGCCGACCACCTTCCTTATGAGGCACTCGAAGAACTCCGTATTATGCAAGAAGAAGCCGGCATTGGCTTAGTGTTGGTAGGCAACGACAAAGTTTACACCCGCATGAAAGGTGGTATTAGCCCAAGTCACGAATATGCAAGATTGTGGAGCCGTGTGGCAAAAAACACCAGCATCCAGAAAACCAAAAAGGCAGACACACAGGCAGTTGCCGCAGCGTGGGGGTTAGAAACCGACGAAGATGCTTTAAAAGTGATGCAAAGCATTACCGAAACAGGCGGCGGCTTACGCATTTTAACCCAAACCTTGCGATTGGCAGCAATGGTGGCAAAAGGCTCAGGCAAGCTGATTGATGCCGACTTAATCATCAAAGCACGCCAAGAATTATTAGGCAAAAACGAATAAGGAAAACGGTATGAAAAAAATCTACAACGAAATGGCAGGCGAAATGATGATCCCTAAAAACGCCATTATTCACACTCAGCTAGCAATGCTTGAAATCGCCACCCTTGAATGCGAAGCACTAGGGCTTGAGGTGGAAACAGTGGAATGGTTCGACAACAGTCGCCCTCGCTTAGTGGTAAAAGACTGTGCCACCTTACGCCACTTAATGAAACAAAACAAAGCATTTAATTACGGCTCAGAAGTCAAAAACGGCACCCGTTTTTACCTCAACCAAATGATGCTCAAAGGCGTGAAAATCATTTGGAAATCCGATTCCCTTAAACATTAACCACAGGAGAAACTATGAAAAAACCAACCCGCACCAAATCAGCTACGCTCACTATTCGCGCCCAAAGTCGTGAAGAAACGGAGTTACTGATTAAAGAATTAGGTGATGCCCAGCGTGAACTGCAACGACTAACCACCGAGCAGAATGATGAAATCGGTGCCATTACCGAGCGTTATTCGCCTGCAATTCAATCGGCAAAAGAAGCAGTAGATATGCGACATAAAGCCATTCAAGCGTGGTGCGAAAGCCACCGTGATGAGCTGACCAAAAACGGAAAGCAAAAAACAGGCTATTTCAACACAGGCGAAGTGCAATGGCGACAAAGTCCACCAAGTGTGCGAGTTACCAAAGCTGATGAAGTGATTAAAAAACTACGGGCATTAGGCTTGACGCAATTTATCCGCACCAAAGAAGAAATCAACAAAGATGCGATTTTGTTAGACCCAGCCACCGCTTCTGCTGTATCGGGTATTGCGATTAAAGCAGGCGTGGAAGAATTTAACGTAAAACCATTTGAGCAGGAGGCGAGATGAGAAAGCCAAAACAAAAGCTCTGCACGATGCCGAATATCTGCCTATTTATGCTGATGATAAGCAGTATATCAGGCATGACATTGGTCTGGTTTTTCCCTGTTATCGATCAAGCACTAATTTGGAACTCCATCGTGTTTTTATGCTGGGTGGTTTATTTCGAGGTTCGTGGCTTAAAAGATTGGGGCGAACACAATCTTGAGCAATTAGTGAAGATGGCTGAAGTTTCCGCAGCAGCAGCTTACAAAATTAATCAACATGGTGGCAAAGTGATAATGAATGGTAAGGAGATGTAATGAGTGCCCCCGTAATTTGCTTAATCGTTGCCAGCGTACTATCGCTTATCGTGCTGTATTTAGAGCAAGACTAAAGCCTATTTAAAAGCCCTTTAAATCTCCCCTAACCCCTCTTTACAAAAGAGGGGGACGGATTGAGGGGCTTTCAAAATATGTTTTAACCCACAGGAGAAAACCGATGAAAACCAAACGACCATACGCCAAAAGCGTGGAAAACTTCAACCGATACCGCTTTTATGCGGAAAAAGCGGCAAAAGAAGAACAAGCCGGCAATTACAAAGAAGCCGAAACCCATTGGGATTTAGCAATGCTTTCTGCCAGCCCCGAAAACAAAGAATGGGCAATCCGCCGTCGTGATTTCTGCCAATGTATGCATCAACGTCCGTTTTAGGAGGAACAATGACAACCCAAACCTTAAATTTAGATGATGTTATGCGTGAAGTCGCTGATGTGATTAGCAATTTTGAACTGGTGCAATCTTGCGTATTAGACGGTGATATTGAAACGGCAAAAACAATGTATGCCAGAACATTAGAACAGGCAAAAAAATTCGGTCGCCGTTTAGCTTATAGTGAAATCAAAATGGAATTCGGAGCTGTGTTTGATCCGAATTGTTAAAGCAGATTTACAGCCTATTTTAACCGCACTTTGAGTAGGCTGAATAATGTGTTTTAAACTAAATAATGGAGTAAAAATGCTAAAAGAAAGTGATTTAATTGTAGATCATTATTACATAGCCAAAAATCCCAAAAAGATAAATGGATTTATTCCCAAGAGATGTATTATCAAGCTAGATAATAGTGAAGGGTATGTTGTTTATGTTGAATTAAAAGCACTTAAGAATGGAGCGAAAGGGACGCTAAAAACTGTATCTATTCCATCATTTTTAAGATGGGCAGGAAAAGATATAACAGGTAAGGAGCAATAATGACTGACAAAGCCAAACTAATCCAGCTGCTCCATATTGGCAAACAGCAGCTTAATATGGACGAATTCAGCTACCGCGAAATGGTCAAACGGCTGACCAATAAAACCAGCTCGACCAAATGCACTATCGTAGAGTTGCACAAAATCTTACATGAGCTGCAACAAAAAGGGGCTAAAGTAAAATGGTTCGCAAAACGCAGCACAAAACCGACCGCTTACAGCCCAGCCACAGGCGAGGTCAAAGTCAAAAGTGAAATTGCCCACAAAATCCGTGCTGTGTGGATTCAAATGGGCAAGCACGGCTTCTTGCGAGATGGCAGCGAAAAAGCCTTAAACACCTATATGCGTAAAGTGATGAACCAAGGCAAAACGGTGCTGGCGCTAAATGTCGGGGCGTTAAAAGGCGAGGAAGCCAGCCGATTTCTGGAAATCTTGAAAAAATGGCACAAGCGTGTAATGCTCAAAACCCTTGCTGAAAAATACGGCTGTATTGTGAGCAAAGAAACCAGCTATGATAAACTTTGTTTAGTCTTTCAACGCTATCAGGGGGTGGTATGAAATTATGCCGTTGCCCCATTTGCCACAGCGATATTCACTTGGAGGGTTTAATCGAAGACGATGCAGGGCGTGAACTGCTTGGCAAAATTAGCCAACTTACCCACGGTTGTGCACAACCGATGGTTGGTTACTTAGGCTTATTTAAGCCAGCCAAAAGTAACCTCAACAACGCCCGTGCGTTAAAAATTGTCAGCGATGTATTAGAACTTTACCCTTGCTCGTTGTTACTGGCACAGGCATTATCCGAAACGGTGGCAAGCCTGCGTAAAAAACGCCAACAAGCCTTGCAAGCGGGGCAAAAAATCGAACCGCTTACCAATCATAACTACCTCAAATCGGTGTATGAAACGCAAAAGCCGCACTTTGCTGTCATTCGCACCGATAAAAATCGGTCGGAAGCGGTCAAAGCCCAACAAGCGGAAGAGAAGAAAACGCAAGATGCGATTTTATACGTTGAACGTTTTGTACAACTCGGACAGGAAGAATTTGTGAAAAGCAGCCCCGAATATCAAATCTGGCTGCAACACAAACAGCAAAAACAAGCCCTTTAAACTCTCTTTAAACTTTCCCCAAGGCGGTTCACGCCGCCTTTTTTCTTGCCTTAAATCTCCCTTTTCAAACTTTTTTATTTTTCGCTAAGCCTTGCTATATCAGGCTTTAAGCCACTTTTTACCTTACGTTAAGAAAAATTGTGCTAGTGGGAAATTTTAGTTTTTGTACAATAGTCACATTGATAAATTGAATTGGGTACGCTATGTCGCAAACATTACAACAAACAGGCTTATTTGATGATGAACACGCCAATATTGGAGCGTTGTTCGACCATTTAGACCAAATTCCAAGTGTAGAATTAGAAAATCGCTGGCCGTCACTATTGGTGGAAGTCATAGATGTAATGCAAGCGGAGCTATTACGCCAAAATTTTGCAGAAGATAAAGCAAAAACGACCGCTTCCAAGCTCGTGGGCGTAATGGCACACTATTTTGGTGGCAAATCGTTTTATCTACCGGCCGGTGATAAAATCAAAGAAGCCTTGCGAGATGGACAAATTTACCAAGAATTTAACGGCAAGAACGTGCCGGAGCTTGTGAAAAAATATCGTTTGTCAGAAAGCACAATTTATGCGATCTTACGCCAACAACGTATGCTGCAGAGAAAGCGGCATCAAATGGATTTTAATTTTAGTTAGGTTTGATAATCCGCAAACACCACCTAAATACTTTTCCTCCTAAACTCCAGTTATCAAGGCAATGATAACTGGAGTTTTTTATGTCTTTACCTATCTACAAAATCATCGTGCATTGCTCGGCAACACGCAATGGCAAATCCCTTAAACAAGCTGGCAAAACTGCTGCACAAGTCATTGATGGCTGGCACAAAAAACGTGGCTTTAAACGTCAGCCTGCGGCACAACGTGCATTTAATCCACACCTATCCTCTATTGGTTATCACTTTGTGATTGACGTGGACGGCTTGGTCGAAAGTGGTCGTCAAGTGGGGGAAATTGGCGCACACGTTAAAGGACACAACCAAAACTCGGTAGGCATTTGCTTGGTCGGTGGCATTACCGCAAGTGGCAAAAACCACGCTGAATATACCGAAGCACAATGGCAATCACTGCATAAACTCTTGCGTGATTTAGAAGCATTCAACCCGGAAGCCCTTACTTATGGTCACCGTGATTTATCGCCCGACCTCAATGGCGATGGCACGATCACCCCAAATGAATGGCTGAAAGATTGCCCGTGTTTTGATGTGTGGGCGTGGCTGGATTCGGGAGAAGTGGTGAATGTAGAACACCTTTATAAATAAGGAGTAACAAGCAGTGCGATTTACAGAACTTTTTACCAATGCCGATGGGCGACTTTCTACCACCGCAAGCATTCAGTTTTGGGGTTTTATTGCAGCCACCGGCGTGCTGCTTTATTCCGTCTATTTAGACAAGCCCTATGTGCCTGAAATGTTCAGCACCTTTTTATTTGCGTGTGTAGGCACTGCTGCCACTAAAGGCGTGGCAAATGCTTTATCACGCCAACGAGAAAACAGGAGAGAAAGCGAATGATGCATTTAATTTTAGTAGGTGTGGGCGTGGTGACATTATGGGGCGGTTACTTGCTTTTCCGCCTACGTCAAAGCCGTAAACAGGCACAAGCCTTACAAAAGCAAAACGAACAGCTACAAGCCCAAAAAGCCGTAGCCGAAACCAAAGTGAAAAATTACCAAGTTAAACAGAAAAATGAAGAAAATCTTATTAGCCGTAGCCGTACTAGCCTGCTTGAACGGTTGTACAACGACGGCGACCTCCGTGATTAACCCAAGCTGTGCGGGCTTTAGCTTAATCAAAGCCAGTCGCCAAGATACCACCGAAACGCTCAGGCAGGTTGCCGTGCATAATGCTACCTACCGTCAAATTTGTGAGGGACAAGAGTAATGGCTGATGAATTAGATCGCACAAATGAGCGGGAAGAAGCCTTTTTGCAACAATGTCTTGCTCCACACCTTGATACTAAGCTCAGTGATGATGAAGTTGAAGCGATTGCAGAAGCTGGCAGACAATGTAGCGAATGTGGCTTACCTATTCCCAGCGCACGATTGCGTGCCAATCCTTACGCCCACCGTTGTGTGAGTTGTCAGTAAGATTGGGAGGACGGACGATGATTAGCGAATTTTGGGAATTTGTGCGAGCCAATTTTGGCGTAATTTCGACCATTATCGCCATTATTGCAGGGGCGTTTTGGCTCAAACTCGACAGCAAATACGCCAAAAAGCACGATTTAAGCCAGCTTGCCGAAATTGCCCGCAGTCACGATAACCGCTTGGCAACGCTTGAAAGCAAGGTGGAAAACCTCCCCACAGCGGTGGACGTGGAACGCCTTAAAACCTTGGTGACCGATGTAAAAGGCGATACCAAAGCCACCAGTCGCCAAGTAGACGCAATGAGCCACCAAATGGGCTTGTTATTAGAAGCAAAATTAAAGGAATGATGAAAATGTCGTTAAAAGATTTAATTAAACAAGACCAGCGTTTAGTGATTTTACGCTCGCTTGTTGACACAGGCTACGATGCCAACGAATCTATTTTAGATGATTGTCTTGCCCTTTACGGGCATAAAATCAGCCGTGATTTGGTGCGTAACCACCTCAACTGGCTAGAAGAACAAGACCTCGTGAAAATTGAACGCCTGGGTAACGGCTTTATGATTGCCAAAATTACCCAGCGTGGACTTGATGTGGCAAATGGCGAAGCTGTGGTTGATGGCGTAAAAAAGCCCTCCCCTAAAATTTAAGCTGAGTTTAAAGCCAATTTAAAGGAGGTTTAAATGAGTGAAAAAAACACCCGAGGGCGTGCCAGCAAGGTCGATTTACTACCACCGAATATCAAAACCACTCTCACAATGATGTTGCGAGATAAACAATACTCGCAAGCTGAAATCCTTGAGGAAATTAACAACATCATTGCAGACAGTGGCTTAGATGAATCAATGCAGCTTTCTAAAACGGGGCTAAATCGTTTTGCATCAAAAATGGAACGGTTCGGCAAAAAAATCCGCGAAGCCCGTGAAGTGGCAGAAGTGTGGACAAAGCAACTAGGCGAAGCCCCGCAAAGTGATATTGGCAAATTGTTGATGGAAGCGGTAAAAACAATGGCATTTGATTTAACCTTAAATGCCGATGAAGCTATTGCCAATGATCCTAAATTTTTAAATCAACTGGCTTTAATCGCCAACCGCATTGAGCAAGCCCAAAGCGTGAGCTATGAACGTGAACGTAAAGTGCGAAAAGAAGTCGCATTACAAGCCGCCGAAACCGCAGAAAAAGCCGTCGCACAAGCAGGACTTTCTGCCGATACCGTCGCACAAATCAAGCAACAAATTCTAGGAATTGCCTAATGCAAGCCTTACCCGACTTAATCCCCTTTGACCCAAACGCCTTACTGCTTGGCTATCAAAAACGCTGGGTGGCAGATACCAGTCAGCTCAAAATTGCCGAAAAATCCCGACGCACCGGTTTAACGTGGGCAGAAGCGGCTGATGACGTGATGATAGCGAGCCTTGCCAAATCGGAGGGCGGTTCAGATGTGTTTTATATCGGCTCGAACAAAGAGATGGCACGAGAATTTATTGATGCTTGTGCGATGTGGGCAGCCCAATTTAACCGTGCAGCCGGGCAAATCCAAGAAGAACTCTTTGAAGACGAAGACAAAGACATTCTCACCTATGTGATCTACTTTGCTTCAGGCTTTAAAATCAAAGCCCTTTCCTCCAACCCGAAAAACTTGCGCGGTATGCAAGGGGTGGTGTGCATTGATGAAGCGGCATTCCACGAAAAATTAGCCGAAGTGCTAAAAGCTGCCTTGGCACTCACGATGTGGGGTGCGAAAGTGCGGTTGATTTCCACCCATAATGGTGTGGATAACCTCTTCAATCAACTGATTCAAGACAGCCGTGCAGGTCGAAAAAGCTATTCGGTGCATACCATCACCCTTGATGATGCCTGTGCAGAAGGCTTATATCAGCGTATTTGCCAAGTCAGCAAACAGCCTTGGACGCCTGAAAAAGAAGCGGCGTGGAAAGCTGGTCTGTTGCGTGAAACCGCCACTGAAGACGATGCACTGGAAGAATACTACTGCGTGCCAAAAGCCAGTTCTGGGGCGTATATCCCACGCCCAATGATTGAGCGTGCAGCGACAGAAGGCAAGGTCAAACTGCGTTTTGAGTGCGACACCAAATTTATGGAATGGACAGAAGACGAACGCACGGTCATCACCAGTGAATTTTGCCTTACTCAATTACTACCGCACTTGCAAGCCTTCAACCCTGACCGCCGACACGCCTTTGGGGTGGACTTTGCCCGCAGTGCCGACTTGAGTGTGTATGCCGTTTGTGCCGTGCAACCCGACACCGCCCGGCATTTTGAACTGACACTTGAAATCAAAAACTGTCCGTACAACCAGCAAAAGCAAATAATGCTGTTTATGTTAGCAAACCTGCCTCGTTTTATTGGAGCCGCATTCGATGCCACGGGGAATGGTGGCTATTTAGCAGAGGCGGCACTTATTCGCTATGGTAGCAGTATGATCGAAGCCGTGCAGTTAAATGATAAGTGGTATCGGGAATGGATGCCGAAATATAAAGCCTTGTATGAATCGGGCTATATTCAAATTCCGAAAGATGAAGAGATCATCTTAGACCACGGGCATATTCAGGTAATTAACGGCGTGCCGAAAATTGACAAATCACGCTCAAAAGACAAATCGGGCAAACGCCACGGCGATAGTGCGGTGGCGTATTGTATGGCGGTGCGTGCGAGTTATATGACAGGCGGTGAAATTGATTTCATTCCACTGCCTGACAAACATTCCGACCGCAACAATGATGAATTTGATGACTTAATGTCCAGCGATTGGGACTGGTAAGGACAAGCCAAATGCAAAGTAAAATTTTAGATATTCACGGCAACCCATTCCGCTTTGAAGCCGATATGCAAACCGAAAGCGAAAGCCGGTTAATGCCGCTGCAATACCATTACAGCGACCACCCGGCCAGTGGGCTAACCCCTGCCAAAGCTGCACGCATTCTGCGAGCAGCCGAGCAAGGCGATTTAGTCGCACAAGCAGAGCTTGCCGAAGATATGGAGGAAAAAGATACCCATATTTTATCAGAACTGGGCAAACGCCGTGGGGCAATTACCGCTGTGGATTGGCAAATTAAGCCCCCACGCAATGCCACACCTGAAGAACAACGTGATGCGGAAATGCTGCAAGAAATGCTGGAAGATGCCGTATGGTTAGACGATTGCATTTTTGATGCCACCGATGCCATTTTAAAAGGCTTATCTTGCCAAGAAATTGAGTGGGAACAAAATTTAGTCGGTGGCTTGAAGTTGATAAAAAACGTGCATTGGCGTGACCCGGCGTGGTTTATGACCCCCGCTTATCAACGTAACAGCCTTCGCCTGCGTGATGGCACGCTTGAGGGTGCAGAAATGCAACAGTTCGGCTGGGTGAAACACGTTGCACGAGCCAAAACAGGCTATTTAAGCCGTATTGGGTTAGTTCGCACTTTAGTCTGGCCGTTCATCTTTAAAAACTATTCCGTGCGTGATTTTGCCGAGTTTTTAGAAATCTACGGCTTACCACTGCGTTTGGGCAAATACCCCGAAGGGGCAACCGACAAGGAAAAACAAACCCTACTGCGTGCGGTAATGAGTATCGGACACAACGCTGGTGGGATTATTCCGCGTGGTATGGAACTCGAATTTGAAAAAGCGGCAGACGGCTCAGACAGCACCTTTATGGCAATGATTGAGTGGGCAGAAAAATCAGCCAGCAAAGCCATTTTAGGCGGCACGCTCACCAGCCAAGCAGATGGGGCAACAAGCACCAACGCCCTTGGCAATGTGCATAATGATGTGCGGTTAGAAATTCGCAATGCCGACCTAAAACGCCTTGCAGCCACACTCACCCGTGACTTGGTGTATCCGCTCTATGCCTTAAATTGCAAATCGTTCAACGACGCACGCCGAATTCCACGTTTTGAATTTGATGTGGCAGAAAGTGAGGATTTAAACGCCTTTGCTGACGGACTAAATAAATTGGTGGATATTGGCTTCCGTATTCCGAAACAGTGGGCGCACGATAAATTGCAAGTGCCAATCGCAGCGGAAAACGAGGAAGTGTTGGCAAAATCTTTCCAAAATCCGACCGCTTATATGCACGGCAAAACAGACGGTAAAATGGCAGTATTATCGGTGCAACCCGACCCCGAAGATCTACTGGATAACTTAGAACCCACAGCAGAAGATTATCAAGCCGTTATCGACCCACTATTAAAACCAGTGGTCGAAGCCTTGCAAAAAGGCGGTTATGAGTTCGCCCAAGAAAAACTGGCAACCCTTTATGCCGAAATGAACGATGAAGGGCTGGAAACCTTGCTCACCCGCGCCATTTTTGTCAGCGATTTATTAGGACGAGCCAATGCCAAACGATAACACGCAAGAAGAAAGCAATGCCATTGATATGGGCTATGTGCTACGCCTAGAGCCAAAACTAGCTGTCGATTACCTCAAATCGAAAGGCGTGAATATCACTTGGAACTGGCACGAGCAGTTAGAATCTGCCCACGCCCGAGCTTTTACCGTGGCAAAAGCCACCAAAGCGGAAGTGTTAGACACCATTCGCTGGGCAACTGAAAAAGCCATTAGCGAAGGCACGCCTGAACGGGTTTACATTAAAGAGCTTGAACCGATGCTCAAAGTCTTGGGCTGGTGGGGCAAAGCGGTGGACGAAAACGGCAACACGGTGCAACTCGGCAGCCCACGCCGTTTACGCACTATTTTACGCACTAATAAATCCACTGCTTACCACGCAGCACGCTACGTCCAGCAAATGAAAAATGTGGACGAACAACCCTACTGGCGTTATGTGGCAGTGAAAGATAGTCGCACTCGCACTAGCCACCTTGCCTTGCACGGTAAAATTTATCGTGCAGACGATCCGATTTGGCAGACGATGTATCCGCCCAATGATTGGGGCTGTCGTTGCCGAGTGGAAGCCTTAAGCGAATTTGCCGTAAAAAGCCGAGGTTTTACTATCTCCAGCAGTCAAGGCGAAATTGAAACCGAAGAAGCGGTGGCAGGCATTGACAAGGAAACAGGCGAAGAAATCCGCACCAAGGTCAGCAAAATCAAAACCGACCAAGGCGAAATGAAAGTTGGTGCAGGTTGGAATTACAATGTGGGGTCAGCTGCATTTGGCACGGATATTGCCGTACTGCGTAAATTGCAACAGGTCAAGAACCGAGAATTGAGACAGCAGACGATTCAGGCGATAAACAATAGCGAAGCACGGCATAAAGCCTTTGCGGATTGGGTTTTTGCCCATCTTGGCAAACGTGGGGCGAGTGAGCGGTATATTTCGGCGGGTATCATTTCTCCAGATATTGCAGAAAAAGTCACACAGTTTTCCGATGGTAAAAAGTATTCTGAACGTATTTTGGTAATGACAGAAAAAAACCTAGCTCACGCTAATAGTGATAAACACCATAAATCGGGCGTAGGTTTAACCGCAGAAGAATACGCTCAAATTTCTCGTATTATTGCAAACCCAAGCCTTGTCATATGGGATATGCAAACAGGTAATTTGATTTATTTTAATCAAGATAGAACAATTAAAGTTATGGTTGATGCACCAGGCAAACTGAAAAAAACGCGTGAAAAACTTGACGCGATTATCAATGCTTATAGACAAAAAGATTTCGCTGATATTAAAGCCGCTATTAAAGGTGGGAACTATAAAATCATTCTGGGAGAATTATAAAATAGGGTAGCCTATTTGCTACCCTATCTATCGTGTGGTGGGGGTCGAACGCCACAGTGATAGGAATTATTCCTATTGGTTTACCATTAACCGACACACTATCTTTGAATGAGAATATGCTTTTATTGTGACAAAGTCAAACAAAACAGGAGGAAATATGATTGAATTTGATGCGAGTAAATTTCGTGGAATGCACGTTGGCTTTTTAACCCCAGAACAAAAAGCTGAAATCTGTGATGATTTACGTTTTAATTTACGAAATACCACAGATCCAGCTTTTACTTTACGCTCTTATTTAGAAGCCTTGTATTTATTGGCTATTTACCCTGAGAGCGAAGCAGATAGTCCAGATGTGGAGTAAGCTGTTTTTCTCTGATTTGCTCAGACAGAGCGACAAGTAAATCAGCTAGATATTCTGCTTGTTTTGAGGGTTCTGAGAAAACAGGAAGAAGATTGGCGTTTTGGCTTAATTGTGCAACAAGCCAAAATGCTAATGTTTCCGAATTTTGTTTATTTATCATTTGGATTTCCTTTTAAATTACGGGCAACCTTACCCAAGGCTATTATATGCATTTAGATTACAAATTTGACACCCGCGAAATTCAGAACAAATTTAACCGCTTGGCAAAGGTAATGGACGGTCGGGATATTACCCACAAGGTGGCGGGCGTATTACGTCAAGAAGCGGAAAAAGCCTTTGACCAAGAAAAAACGCCCGAGGGCGAAAGCTGGGAGGTTTTAAACGAAGATTACAAAAAACGCCGAGACGCGGCAGGACACACGGGCAAAATGTTGCAGATTACGGGCGATTTGGTAACAAGCCTCAATATCGACTATGGCGACAGCTTTGCGGTGATCGGTGCATCTGAACCTTACGGGCAATACCACCAAATGGGCACAGAGAAAATGCCTGCCCGTCCATTCTTAGGGTTAGGCAAAGACGGTATCGACGAAATTAAAGCGATTTTAAATCGAGAGTTGTCGAAATTAACCCAAGAATAGGCTAAAATCGCAAATATCGCCACAGAGCCACGCTAAGGGCGTTTGAAAATCAATTTATATCATTTTACGTCTCAAAAAATTTAAACTCGCTTAAACGCATTTAAACGGCATTTAAACGCTATTCTGATTTAAAGCTTTCTTAAATTCTCCACCGCTGATCCTTCAGCGGTTTTTTATTAGTCTAGTCCACCGCAAACTCCCCTGTTTCTGCTTTCAGCCAAAATAGCCTTATGAAAGCAAAAAGAACCCCTTTAGCGGTACTCACCGCCCAACTCACCAGCCCCGACGGTTGGCAGCAACTGTTACCTAAAGGCGAATTTCGCTCACGGGACGGTTCGCCCAAAGACGTAGCGCACTGGTACATCGACGAAACCATAGCGCAAACGCTTATCGAAAAAGCCCGTGGGCTTAAGCAAGATTTGCTGGTTGATTACGATCACGAAACCATACTCAAAGCCAAAAACGGCATTGATGCAGGCAACGTGGTCGCCGCTGGCTGGTTTAACGCCGATGAAATCAAATGGTTTGATGATGACGAACGCCAAGGGCTTTACATTAAGCCACGCTGGACACCGAAAGCCTATCAACAAATCAAAGACGGGGAATTTGCTTATCTGAGTGCTGTGTTTCCTTACGATGACAACGGCACGCCTCTTGAACTCCGAATGGCAGCCCTAACCAATGACCCGGGTATTACTGGTATGCAACGGTTAGCCGTGCTTTCGGCAACCCTTAACCCACAGGAGAACGTCAAAATGCCTGAATCCTTACGCAAATTACTGGCAAAACTGGGTGTAGAAATCGCAGAAGGTGTAGAGCTAACCGAAGAGCAAGCCAACACCGCTTTAAATGCCCTTGAAACCTTACAAACCGACAAAACCAAAGCCGATGAGCAAGTGGCAACTTTAAGTGCAAAAAATACTGAAGTGGATCTTTCCCAATATGTGCCAAAAGCGACTTATGACGCGGTAATGAGCCAAGTGGCGGTGTTATCAGCAAAAACCGATGATGTAGAAATCGACAACCACATTTCCAAAGCCCGTAACGAAGGGCGTGCAGTGGAAGCCGAAGTGGAATACCTCAAACAATTTGGCAAACAACAAGGTGTGGCAGCTTTGTCTGCAATGTTGGAAAAACGCCCACAAATTGCCGTGCTATCAGCGCAACAAACCCAAACCACCAAGGTGGAAAAGCACGTTGAAAAAGGCACAGCGGTGTTAAGTGCTGCCGATAAAGAAGCAGCAAAATTATTGGGTATTTCTGAACAAGATTACGCAAAAGAACTGGAGGCGAAATAATGGCAAATGTCACCCCTGATCTCGTCAAAGCCCTGTTTGTCGGCTTTGGCAAAAACTTTAAAGACGGCTTGGCAAAAGCTCCAAGCCAATATACCGAAATCGCCACCTTGGTGAAATCGACCACGGCAAGCAACACCTATGCGTGGCTCGGTCAAATGCCAGGGCTAACCGAATGGATTGGTGAACGTACTTTAACTGCGATTCAAAGTCACGGTTATTCAATCACCAATAAAAAATGGGCAAATGGCGTAGAAATTCAACGCACCGACATCGAAGACGACAACGTGGGCGTATATAGTCCGCTCATTGAAGAACTCGGTCGTTCCGCAGGTGAAAAAGCCGATGAACTCGTGTTTGGCGCATTAACCGCAGGCTTTAAAACCGCTTGCTATGACGGACAATACTTCTTCGACACCGACCACCCTGTAGGCGCAAACGTGGACGGCACCAACCCGAAATCGGTCAGCAATATCACCGATGACGGCGCGGGAGTCACCGAAGCTGAAGCGTGGTACTTGTTAGACTGCTCACGCAGCTTAAAACCGATTATCTACCAAGAACGTAAAGCCCCAACACCGGCACAGATTACCGATGCCAACGATGAAAAAGTCTTTATGAAAGACGTGTTTACCTACGGTGTCGATTCTCGCTCGAACGTGGGCTACGGCTTCTGGCAAATGGCACACGCGGTGAAAGGTAAACTCACAGCTGAGAACCTCTGGAAAGCCATTGAAGCGATGCGTGCCGTGCGTGGTGATGGCGACAAACGCTTGGCAATTCGTCCAACCCACATTGTGGTGCCACCGTCATTAGAACAAGCGGCAACCAAATTACTTGAACGTGAATTGCGTGCCGAAGACGGTGTAGCAGTCGATAACGAGTTTAAACGTATGAACCTCAAATTGATTGTGGGCGATTACCTCTAAACTCACCTGTAAGCGGTCGATTTCGGCAAAACTTTTGCAAAATTGACCGCACTTTAAACCTGATTTAAAGAGGATTTAAATGCGATGGATAAAACATTTTGTGTTGTGGTGCAAAACCGCATTAAAGAAGGCTATCGCCGTGCTGGTTTCAGTTTCCACCTTGGGGACAATTCGCTTGCAACTGTGTCGGCAAGCCATCTCGCCCAGCTTAAAGCAGACCCACGCTTGGTGGTACAAATCACCGAAACAGGCAGTCAAGATAGTGGCGAAGGGTTATCAAAAGAGCCTGCGAGTGGTGACGAACAGAAACAACTTCGTACTGAGCCACCACCAGCCGATTTAAACAGCTTCACGGCGGAACAACTCAAAGCGCAACTGACAGAACAAGGCATTGCGTTTAAGAAAAGTGCCACTAAAGCGGAATTGATTGCGTTATTTGCTCCCGCCGATGGTGGAAAAAGCGAGGCATAACCATGGTGCTATATGCCAACCGCGAAAGCCTGATTAAGCGTTACACCCTCAAGGTGCTAGAGCAAATAGCTTGGCTACCCGAAGCACAAACGCTAGACGAAGCCAAGGTGCAAGAAGCCTTGGAAGATGCCAGCCAAACCATTGACAGCTATTTGGGCGGTCGTTATGCGTTGCCTCTCAAAACCGTGCCAGCCGTGTTAGAATGCCATTGTTGTTACATTGCCCGTTATTTCCTTGAGAAAAACCGTGCCACTGACCAAGCCCGTCAGGACTATGAAGACACGCTCCGCTTTTTAGAAAAAGTTGCCAGTGGTGCGATTTCGCTCGGTTTATCCGACGATGACGAAACGGTGGAAAGCGAAAACGGGGCGATGATGGAAAGTGCCGGCAGCGTATGGGGACGTAACAACTCAAAAGGGTTTATCTAATGAGTGTGATTGCTGAAACCAACGAGGAACTGCTTGCCAAAATCAACGCCCTGTGTGGTGATTATCTGCGGGAAGTCGATACTCACCCGGGGCAATGGGACGATAGCTCGGTGCGTCGTTTAGTGCGTAATCCGCCAGCGGTGTATGTGGCGTGGCTCGGGCAACAGCCCAACAATAACCCTCACACCGTCACCGCCCGTTGGGGCGTGTTTGTGGTGGCTGAGGTACTCAACGGGCAACGGCGCAATGCGGTGGGCATTTACCAAATCGTGGAAACCCTCACCGCAGGGCTACATAAACAACGCATTGCACCCAGCGGAATGTTTGAACTGCAAACGGTGCAAAACCTCTGGTCGGATACCCAAAGCGGAATGGGGGTTGCGGTTTATGGTATGTACTTCAACGCTGTGCAACCTCTGCCGGATATGACAAGCGATGACACCTTGTGTGATTTCAAGATTTACGATCACACCTTCAACCAAGACAAAGATGAACACACGATTGACGGCAAAACCCGTTTAACGGTCGAGCTGCCCACCCAATCGGATTAAACAGGGGGCAAAATGCCAACATTTAAAATTAAGCCCAAAGCAGGGTTGCTGATTCGAGACCCAGAGACCTTTGAGCTGTTAAGCGAAAGCGGTGAAGAGAAGCCAAAAATCAGCTACTGGCTCAATCATCTTAAAAATGGCGACGTGGAACTGGTGAATGATACCACCACAAAAGCCAAAAATAGCAACAAGGAGCAAGCCTAATGTCGATTTCCTTCAATGATATTCCGTCCGCCTTGCGTGTGCCGCTCACTTATATTGAGTTTGACAATACCAAAGCCGTCAGCGGTACACCCACTGCCTTGCACAAAGTGTTGATGTTAGGCACAAAACTTGCCACAGGCACTGCCAAAGCTGGCGAAGCCGTACGTGTGTCTGCTTATGCACAGGCGAAAAGCTTATTTGGTCGTGGCTCACAGCTTGCCGAAATGGTGAAAACCTTTAAAGCCCACAATAGCGAGCTGGATTTATGGGTACTCCCTCTTGATGAATCCTCAAGTGGGGCAAAAGCCGCAGGCTCGGTCAAAATCACCGGCACAGCCACCCAATCAGGCACATTTAGCCTAATGATTGCAGGTAACAATTACAAAACTGCGGTAATCAGTGGTGATACTGCCGAAACCATTGCGGGAAAATTGCAAAAATTGGTTGAAGCCGACCAAGATGTGCCCGTGGTGCCAACCTTATCGGGCAGTACCATTACTCTCACTTGTCGCTTTAAAGGCGACTCAGGAAACGATGTGGATCTTCGCTGCAACTACTACTCGGGCGAATCCTTCCCGGAAGGGATTTCGGCAACCATTACCGAAATGAACGGCGGTTCGGTCAATCCTGATATGTCTGTGGCGATGACAGGCTTTGGTGCGGAATGGTGGAACTACATTATCAACCCATTCACCGATACGGAAAGCCTGAACCTGTTGCGCACGGAATTAGTGAAACGTTGGGGGCCATTAAAACAGATTGATGGTATCTGCTTTATGGCAAAACGTGGCACACACGCAGAACTCACGACCTTTGCAGAACAGCGCAACGATTACTTATTCAGCGTAATGGCAACCCATAAAGTACCGCAACCCGCCTACCTTTGGGCAGCGGCTTATGCCGCGGTGGTGGCAGGTTCTTTATCCATCGACCCTGCTCGCCCTGTGCAAACCTTGGTGATGGATTTATTACCGCCTGCAATGAGTGACCGTTGGGATTTATCCGAGCGTAACACCTTACTTTATAGCGGCGTGAGTACTTATACCGTAAACGCAGGCAGCCAACCGCAAGTGGAAGCAGCGATTACGATGTATCGTAAGAACGCTTTTGGCGATAACGACGAAAGCTATCTCTATGTGGAAACCATTGCTACCTTGAGTTATTTACGCTATGCCATTCGCACTCGAATTTCGCAAAAATTCCCACGCCATAAATTGGCAAACGATGGCACCCGCGTAAGCCCTGGGCAAGCGATTGTGACCCCGAAGGTGATCCGTAATGAATTGCTGGCACTTTTCACCGAATTAGAGTTCACTGGCTTGGTGGAAAACTTCGATGAATTCAACCGCACTTTATTAGTGGAACGAGATAGCAATAACCCGTGCCGCGTGAATGTGTTATCCAACGAAAACTTGGTAAACCAATTCCGCATTTATGCACACGCCATTCAGTTTATTTTGTAAGGAGTGAGAGATGGCAACACAATTTCAAGGGACGGCTATTATCCGTGTAAACGGGAAAGAATATCCGTCTGACAATGATGGCACGCTCACCCCAGGCGGCAAAGAGCGTGAAACGGTAAAAGGCTCCCGTGTGTATGGCTATTCTGAAAAGCCGACCGAAGCAATGGTAGAAGTGACAGTGTTTAACTGTGCCGAAACCGATGTAATGGCGCTACAAAACGTGACCAACGCCACGGTGGAGTTTGAAACCGATATTGGGCAGGTGTACTTGTTACCGGGCGCCTGGACTGTGGAAGCCGGCACCTTGAGTGCCGACGGTAAAATCAAGCTAAAAATGGCTGCTATTGAATGTAAACGTGTGTAGGGGAAACAAGATGAAAGTAATGCTACAAACAGGCTTAATGTTTGGCGAAGAAGCGCAGTTAGAAGTCACGATGCGTGAACCCACCACCGGTGATTTACTTGATGCCGAAATGGCGGCAGAACGTTTAGTGATGACCCCCGAAGGCGAGGCGGTACTAGCCAAATCCCCTGCGTTATTCGGTTATGAACTGCTCCGCCGTCAAATTGCTTCAGTGGGCAAAATTAACGGCCCGATTTCGATGCGCCAATTGCGTTCGCTCACGACCGAAGATTTAAACCGCATCAGCCTTTATGCGCAAAGCTGGGAGGCAGCCAAAGCAGAACAGGTGGTCTCGCGGGGGCGATTGGATACGGCAGATCAGGAAACTGGAAAAGACCTGTCTGCTGTTAGCTAAGCATTATCAGTGCAACCCTGCGTGGTTGCTTTCTCAACCTATCTTTAACTTACCACGCTATATTGGCTACATAGGAGGCAATGATGGCAAATAACTCTACCTCGTTTTTTGTCAATCTAGCGGGCAACGTCTCACAACAAGCGGCACGATTTGGCAATTCAATTGCCAATATGGCAAACAAAAATGTGAGCAGCCTTAACAAGGTCAGTCGTGCTATTTCTGCCGTATCCAAGGGCTTTAATGGACTTGGGAACATCACTATCCCCATCGTGGGTGTCGGTGTAGCTGCCGGCACGGCGATGGTGGGTAAATCTATGCTCCGCACCGCTGCCGATTTCGAGATGGCAAAAATCCGAATGAAGCAGACCTTTGGTGAGCAAGGCGAAGCCGCTGATGCGTGGCTGAAAAAATTCGCTACCGATACCCCGATGGCATTTGCCGACACCCAAGATGCAATGATGCGCTTAAAAACCGCAGGTATTGACCCGATGGGCGGTGCATTGCAAGCCTTAGTGGACTATAACGCCAAAGTGGGGGGCGATAAAGCCAACCTTGATGGCTATATTTCTGCAATCAGTAAAGGTTTCATCAAAGGCAAGCTTTCAATGGAGGAGATCAACCCTTTACTAGAACGTAACGTCAAAGTATTTGAAATCCTTGCCAAGGAAACGGGCGGCAAATACACCGCCGACCAAATGCAGAGAATGTTACAGGAAGGCAAACTCGGGCGTAAATCTATCCACGCCTTGTTGCGTGGTATGGGGCGAGATGCCGCAGGTGCAGCCAAAGAGCAGATGAAAACCTGGGACGGTTTGGTATCTAACCTTGAAGATACTTGGACATCGATGCAGGCACGCTTTATGGAACACGGAGCATTTGATGCCTTGAAAAGGGAGTTAGGCGACTTTGTTGAGTGGTTAAACGAGAAAATTGATGATGGCACGCTTGATGAATTTGCGAAAACCGTCAGCGATACGCTGATTGAAGCCCTAAAAGACCTCAAGGAAATGGCAAAAGACGTGAAGCCTATTTTGGAGCGTATCGGCTCGGTAATGAGCTGGATCTCTGAAAAAGCAGGCGGTTATGGCAATCTTGCTAAATTTATGGGGGCATTATATGTCGGCAACAAATTCTGGCGTAGCGAAAAAGTACGAACCGTTGCAGGCTGGAGCTGGTCGGCAGGTAAATGGGGTGCCAATAAGCTATTCCGCCGAAAAAAGGCGGTGCAGGTGGCTTGGCTGATGGTGTGGCGGGTGCGTTGGGGGCAACTGCAGGCGTTACCCCTGTTTATGTGACCAATTTCCCGATGGGTTTTGGTAGCAGCGGTGGTTATGGTTACGATGCCATCGAAGATGGGCGTGATAAAGACAAGAAAAGCAAAAAGAAAAACAAAACACCGAAAACGAAACGAGGACGTGGTGGCGTGCGTTCCCCTGTTGCTGCGGTGGCTACTTCCGCTACTGTGCCTAAGGTTGCACCACCTGTTGCAACCCCATCGGGTGGCGTGGGGCGTTCCGTTGGCAATGGCGTGAAATCTGTAGGGCGTGGCGCTTCAAAAGCCGTCCCTTACTTAGGCACAGGCTTGGCAGTGGCAGAAGGTGTTACGGTATTGATGGACGATACCACCGACACCAAAGAGAAATCAGAGGCGATTGGTTCTATCGCAGGTGCAACTGCAGGGGCGATTGTAGGGCAAGCCCTGATTCCAATTCCCGTGGTAGGGGCGGCAGTCGGTTCTTATGTAGGAGGTTGGTTGGGCGAATGGCTAGGCTCCGAGGTGGGCGAATATCTTTCAGACCCAGAGCCGATTAAAAACGAGCTGAACGGTAAAATCCAAGTGGAAGTAAAAGCCTCCGACCAACTGATTGCCACTGCAACACAAGCCAAAATGCAAACCAACCAGCAACGAGATCAGGTTGAAATGGCAGTACAAATGGGTACCTTAGGCTTTGGGGGAATGTGGTAGCGTATGGCAAAAATAACGGGTAAAGGCAGCTTCCGCGGCGTGCCTTTTTTAATCGAAGAAGAACAAGGTTTAGACGGCGGTCGGCGTATTGTCTCACACGAATATCCGTTGCGAGATAACGGCTTAACCGAAGATATGGGTAAACGCCTGCGTCGTTATCAAGTCGGCTGCTTAGTGATTGGCGACGACCATTTAGACCAAGCAGAAAAGCTGATTGAGGCATTAGAAGCCAGCGGTGCAGGCACACTCAAACACCCGTATTTCGGCACGATTGAAGTGCGGGTAGATGATTACCGTGCTAAGCATTCAACCTCGCATCAGCGTGTTACTCGCTTTGATATTACCTTTCTGCCAGCGGAAGAAAGCAATGCCCCCGAAATTGCTGAAGATACCGCCTATTCGGTGTTGTCGGAATATAGTGCCACCTTAGATGGGATTGCCAGTGAATTTGCTGAAATGGTGGAAGATGTATCGGGCTTTATTGAGTCGATGGTAGATAACCCACTTTTCCGGTTGGCGGATACCACGGCAGCCTTTATTGAGAATATTTTCGATGGCGTGGCGAATACGGTGAGTGGTTTAACCGAGGTGAAAGATAAAGCCTTATCTATTAAAAACCGTTTGAGTAATTTGTTGCTTACGCCCAAAGTATTGGCAAGGGAATTGCAAGATTTAACCAAGTTAAATGTGCGAAGTGCGGTCAATTCGCAACGCCAATTTGTGCAGCATATTGTGATCACCGATTCCATCAGCGCAGCCTTGGGCGATTTAACAGCAAGCAAAAACGAAATTACCAAAAGCACCCTTGATGAGATGGTGACAGCGAAAATCAACAACGTGGCAGAAGCGGATATTTTATCCCGTCAGTTCCGAAACTTGCACGAACAAGAAATTTTTGATGCCTTGATGAATAAAACTACTTTCTTGCTGAAACGCTTGGTGCTTTCCACCCTTGCGGTGGAATATGGCAAGGCGATTTCTGATGCAGTGACCGAATCCGTGGCACAGAAAACCGTCACGGAAGAAACTATTGCCACTTTGATTGAATCGAAGGCAGACGTGCAACGCTATATTGCTGAAGTTGATGAGCAATTGGAAGCGGTGATTTTAGACAATGCCGATGCAGAGCAATGGGAAAGTTACACCGCCCTTGAGCAATATCGCCTGACCTTAATGCGAGATTTGCAAATTCGTGGGGAACGATTGGCAAATGCCCGTGAAGTCAAGCTCAACGACACTTACCCAGCCATTTTGCTGGAATATCAGCACACGGGCAATGCGAAAACGTGGAAGCGGTTAGCATTGCGTAATGGTATCTCACACCCACTTTTCTGCTTAGGTGGAACCACTTTAGAGGTGTTGCAATAATGAGCGAAACCAACAATCAAACCAATAACCAAGTAAACAAGATTGAGCTTTATCTCAACGGTAAAATTTTTTCGGGTTGGAAAAGCCTTAACGTGCAACGCTCGCTCGAATCAATGAGCGGTCGTTTTGATTTAGGCATTGCGGTACGTCCTGAAGATGATGTGTCAGTGTTAGCCACTGGTTCTGCCCTTGTATTAAAAATGGGTGGGCAAACGGTGATCACGGGCTTTTTGGACGAACTCAAGCAAAGCATCGGTGGGCAAGATAAAACCATCACCATTAGCGGTCGAGATAAAACCTGCGACTTGGTGGACTGTGCCATTGTGCATCATTCTTATCAGTTTAAAAACCAAACCGCAAAGCAGATTGCCGAAGCCATTTGTAAACCGTTTGGCATTAGTGTGGTGTGGCAGGTGCAAACGCCTGAAGCCAACGAACGAATCCCTGTGTGGCAGGTAGAGCCAGGCGAAACTGCATTTGATAACTTAAGCAAAATTGCTCGCCACAAAGGCGTATTAGTGACCAGCGATGTGGACGGCAATTTGTTGTTTACAGAGCCAAGCAGCAAACAAGTGGGCAATTTAACTTTGGGCGAAAATTTGTTGGAATTGGAACAAACCGACAGCTGGTTGGAACGCTTTTCGCTTTACCGTGTGATTGGCGATGCCGAACAAGGTGGCGCTAAAGGCGATACCAAAACCAAGAACAAAGGGGCGAAAGGCGAAACCACGGTTGCCGATGATATTTACGGAGACTAATGAGGACAAACAATGAGTGCAAGCGGTTTAAAAGTTGAAGTAAATGACGAAGCGATCAATCGTTATCGCCCGATGATTATTATCGCCGATGACAATATGACAGGCTCAAGCGGTTATCAGCGTGCCGACTGGGAACGCAAACGCCGTCAAGCCGAAGGACAAAAAGCCACAGCACGGGTGCAAGGTTGGTTTAAGCCTGATGGCACCTTGTGGCTGCCGAATGAATTAGTGGTACTTGACGCCCCCGCATTGGGGATACACAAAGCAGAACGGCTGATTATTGATTGCACCTACACGCTGGACGAAAACGGCACCATTACCGAAATGACCCTAATGCACCGTGATGCCTTTGATGAGCCAGCCGATGACACTTTAGATGATGTGAAAGATGGCAAAGGCAAGAAAGGCAAATCGAAAAAGGCGAAAAAATCCAGCAAGGATAACGTTACCGAATTTTCAGATTTTGTGGAATAAATTTAAATGCCATTTAAAGAGGATTTATGCAGGCTTTAAATCGTATGCTTGCCCCGATTAAACGAGGGTTACAACTGTTAGTCAGCCGTGCGGTGGTTTCGGTGGTCAATGATGCCTATGCACGCCAAAATTTACAACTACGGCTACAATCAGACGAAGTCGCCGATGATGTAGAACGCTTTCAAAATTATGGGCATTACTCTGTGCCAAAAGCAGGCGAAGCCATTGTGGTATCGGTCGGTGGTAAGCGTTCGCACTTGGTTGCGGTGGTGGTTGATGATAAAAGTGTTCGCCCCGCTGGCTTGCAGGCAGGCGATTCGGTGTTGTATCATTTAGAAGGCCACCAACTTCTTCTCACCGAAAATGGCGAAGCCATTCTCTCCTGTAAAAAATTCACGATTGAAACTGAAACCCTTGACTGCAAAGCCCGGTCGGTTACGTTTGATAGTCTGCAAACAACGTTCAAAGGCAATGTTGATATTATGGGAACATCAACAGCAACCGACCACAAGTCAAGCGGAATCAGTGCAAAAGACCACGACCACGAACAACGTGTGGGTAAACCTGTTCCGTAAGGAGCAGTATGTCAGATTTAGCCTTAACGTGGCACGATAGCGAAGGCGACTTAGTGTTAGGCACTGAGTCGCTTTTGCTTGATGATACCCTTACCAACGCCATTATCATTAGCCTGTTCACCGATTTGCGTGTCGAAGGTGAACGTGGCTGGTGGGGCGATTCCTTTAATGGCGGCTATCAAACAGGCTCCAAACTTTGGACGTTAAGCCGCTCCAAGCAACTTACTGAGGTGCTTGATGATGCACAACTCTACGCCACTCAAGCCTTGCAATGGCTGGTTGATGATGGCGTGGTGCAACGCTATCAAGTAACCGCTTCCAACCCTAAACCGTCGGTCTTGTTGTTAGATATTCTTGTGGTGTTGCCCGATGGCAGCACCGAGCAACGCACTTTTAGTGCTAACTGGAGTCTCTGATGGCATTTAATACCCCGACACTCTCAAGCCTGATTAAACAAGGTGAGCAGCAGTTTCAATATCGTTTCCCAACACTTAAACGCAACAATGTGATCACGGTGATTAACCGTATTTGTGCTGCATTAAGCGCGGGCGAACATATGCACCTTGATTGGCTTGCTCGTCAAATTATCCCTACCACCGCTGAAGAAAATTATTTGGTTGAATACTGCCTTTACAAAGGCATTGTACGCAAACAAGCCTCAACTGCCACGGGCTGGGTGACCATTACCGCAGCAAATGAAGCAACAATCCCAGAAGGCACGGTATTTGAAGACGCCAACAGCGGACTGACCTTTATTGCTACTCAAGACACGGTGGTAAAAGCGGGTCAATCCGATATTGCCGTGAAATGCGAAACTGTGGGGGCGGCAGGCAATTTGAAAGCGGGCGAGAGCCTCTCACTCACCACTGCTATTTTGGGCGTATTGCCTAACGCAACAGTAAAAGCAATGAGCGGCGGTGCGGATATTGAATCCCTCTCACGCCTATTGGCTCGCTTGATTTATCGGGTGCAAAATCCGCCCGCAAATGGCGCACCGCACGACTATGTGCGCTGGGCAACCGAAGTATCGGGTGTTACCCGTGCTTGGTGTTTTGAGCGTTACTTAGGCGGTGGCTCGGTGGGGGTGGCATTTGCTTGTGATGACCGAGAAGATATTTTACCCACAAGCGAAGATATTGCCCGCGTGCGTGCTTATATCACGGGGCATAAGAATGAAGCCACAGGACAATTTGAAGGAATGCCTGCTAACGTAGAGCTTTATGTGTTTGCGCCACAGTTTCAAGCGGTCAATTTTAAGATCCGTCTTGCACCTGATACACCAACGTTACGCCAAGCCGTACGCAAAAGCCTTGCGGCATACCTTGCCAACGCAGGAGTGGGCGCATTGCTTTATCTCTCACAAATTCGTGCGACCGTCTCCAATACCGCAGGCGAGGTAGATAACAGTGTGATGTATCCGACTGCCGATGTGCAACTGCTTACCGATAACATTGCAACGCTAGGGGAAATCGAATGGCTATGACCCATCAGCAGTATTTAGATGCTGCGGTGAAATTGCTTCCTGTAGGGCTTGCCTGGAAACGTGCCTTAAATAGCAACTTGGCGAAGGTGCTGGCGGTGCGGTGCGATCAACTGGTCGAAGTCAACGGCAAAGCCCACACACTGATTAAAGAACGAATGCCAGGGCAAGCCACGCTATTGCTTGAAGAATGGGAAAGTTTTTTTGGACTGCCTGAAGCAGGGCGACAAATTGAGGGCAAAAGCATTGCCGAGCGACAAGCACAGGTAAAAGAAAAAGAGGAAGAACTCGGCTCAAGCAGCAAAATCTACCTTGAAGAAGCGGCAAAGCGAGCAGGTTATCAAATTGAGATTGTGAACTACTATCCTCACCACGGTTTGCGAGATTGCTTATACCCTCTCTATGAATATGAAAACGCTTGGCGCATTTTTATCTACACAGAAAAGCTGCCGACCAAGCCGACCGAAGCAGTCGATAAAAACGAAGAGCTACAACAAATTTTAAAACGTTACTGCAACGCCGATATTGAAATGGTGTTTATTTATAAGGATAGGGCTTAAATGTACGCATTAGACAATAAATCGGGCATTGAACAGATGCCTGAAATCCCTGAAGTATTTAGTAAAAATCCACTTTGGTTTACCGAAGGACGTGATGGTAACGCCCCAAGTTACCCAGGTGCGCACTGGTTTAACATTGTGCAAGCCGAGCTTTTGAATGTATTGAAAGAAGCAGGCATTGAGCCAGAGAAAGCCGATTTAACCCAGTTGGCACAAGCGTTTCGTGTTATGGCAGGTCAAGTGGACTCTATCGCCGCTTTGCGTGAATTTGAGCCCGTGCGTGATCGTCAGATGGTGTACGTCAAAGGCTACTACGCCAACAGCACCAAAGGCGGAGGGTATTTTGTGGCGGATTTGACCGATACGGCGAGTGCGGATAATGGCGGGACGGTGATTGTGACGGCAAACGGTAACCGCTGGAAACGTATTCTTGGACACACCTTAGGCTTAGAACAATTCGGTGCAATCGGAGATGGAGAGTCAGACGACACGCAAGCCATCAAAAACGCTTTGCAAGCTGCATATGATACAGGTTGTTTATTGCATATAAGTAACAACACTTATCTGATTTCGGAATCTTTAGAATTTAAACGTCATTTTTCGATTGCAACAAGCGTTGTTTTTAAAGCGCCTGAAAATCCACGAGATGTGGCAGCTAGTGTCAATTTATATTTTTCTCGCCCTTGTCATCTTGAGCGAGTACGATTTATTTACGTCAATGTCTATTTATCTGGACAAGGGACAGAAGATTTAATTCATCACCCAACCATTGTTAAAATGTGTACGTTTAACGATAGTAAGTTGGTAATTGGTTCAGAGCATTCTATTACGCAACATTATGAAATTGCTTTCAACCATTTCAATACAACTAAAAGCCGTTTCTTTGATGCGATTGCTGTAAAAAACTGTAACCACGTCAAAATTGTACACAATAACATTCAAGAGTATGGTACGGGTATTTTTATTCGTCCGACACGCTCATTTGCGGCACAACATATCAAAATTGAAAATAATGCCATTCAGTCAGTAATGCGCCCGATTTACTTGGTCGGCACATCAATGCACCGCTTAGCAAATGTATCAGTGGTTGGCAATACCGTCACCCGTAGCTTGCGAGATAAAACTGCCGCTGTACAGGCACTCTATGTTTCTTATTGCTGTGGCTTGTATGTTGAGCGCAACACGCTTACTTCATTTGGTGATGTCATTAAAATTGATGCCTGCATTGACTCAGTCATCACTCAAAATAAAACTCAATGTTTAGATATTTATGCAGGCATTCGGGTGTTAGGTTGTGTTGCGACTCGTATTTTGGCTAACACATTCTATAACTGGGAGCCATTATCCTATGGTGTGTTGGTGCTGGATAACAAAACCAATACAAGCGTTAGAAAAAACCTCTATGGTTCTTATGATTTAACGGTGCGGGACAATTTTTTCTATGTAAATAATCGTGGGTTAAAAATCGAAAACACAACACTTGCAGATATTAAAAACAACAAGTTTTATGCGTTAAAAACGCCTGATGCTGATGCACGATTACTAACTTTTTCCAAAAGTGCCACGTTCTGCAATGAATCAGACAATTTATTTTTTGCACCTGACGGCACAGCTTTAAGATACACCAAAACGTTATCCGCTGGCACAGTACACGCAACAACCACTAAAAAAACGACTATCTCCGAGCCTATTATTACTGAGTCAGATGTGGAATTAAATAGGGCAAAAAGCTATGTGGTGACGTTTGAATTAGGACACGTCACAGATTTAAAACAACACGCGGGGGCATTCAAAACGATGTCTCAATGGATGCAAGGTAGCTCAGCTGCTCTTGCTTTCAACGCCTCGGCGTGGAATACCTCCACAAGAAAAACCGCCGATATTGTGGTTGATGGTTTTATTAATGATACCTATGGCATTGAGAATGTATGGTGGGCGAAATCTTGCTTATTTATAGATAAATTTAACGTGCTTTCTTGCCGTGATTTTACTGCGAATACCGCAGCAAGCGTGCCTTTTATGTTAGGCACTGCGGCGATGGCTGAAATGGCGTGGCAAACGGCGGTTTTCCGCTCTCCGCTGATTGTTGATGGGAATTTATACGACCCACTTAGCACAGGCATTATCAGCCAAAATGGTTACGAGCGGGATATTTCTGCACGCACGGCATTAGGACAAAAAGAGGACGGCACTTATGTGTTATTAGTGGTTGATGGCAGAACAGGCGAACGTGGCTGCACAATGAAGCAAGCCGCGGAAAAGCTATTAAGACTAGATTGCGTAAATGCATTTAACCTTGATGGTGGCGGTTCCGTAACGCTTTGGTATAAAGGGCAAATTATCAACGCACCAAGTGATGATAAGGGCGAGCGAGAAGTGCCATCAATCTTTTATGTACAAGGCGAAACTCAAGGAGAAGCAAATGTACTTTGATATTGACCGCAACAGCTTTTTGATTGAAGGGGTTGATGAAATCCCAAGTAATGCTATTAAAGTCGATGATGCACAGGCCGAAGAAATAATGCGACAACTAGAACAAGGTGCAACTATTTCTATCAACAATGGGCAACTTAAAATCACTACAAATACTTATCAGCTGAATGCATCAAAAAATGAACGGATTGAAGAAGAGCGTGAGCAAATCCGCCAAGCAATCAACGCCAAGCGAGACCAAACCGATGCAAGCGGTGTGTTTGTGGCACAAATTGGCAAATGGGTTGATTCGGACGATAAGGCTTACCAAAACATTTTAGGTTTTAAAGCCAGTCTTGACCTGCTCGGCGATATGGAGATTGAGTGGACGTGGGCAGATAATACTAGCAGCACTATCAACCGCCAAACGTTAGCCGTGATTGTGGGCGCATTGCTGCAAGCCAAACAAGCCAACCACGCCAACGCCATTAAGCATAAAGAGGCTGTGATGTTGGTTGATAATCCGTTGGAGTATGACTACTCAACTGGCTGGACTAAAACCTATGTGGATTATGTTGCTGAGGTTAGCAATGAGTAAAGTTTATCTAGCAATGTACAAAGCCAAAGGCAACTGGGTGGATAAGGTTATCCGACTATTTACAGGTAAACCGTATTCACACTGCGAGCTTGCGGTGGCAAATGGCGATAAATATCTCTGCTACTCAAGCTCGCCCCGTGACGGTGGTGTACGTGTAAAAACAATGCGACTACCAACGGATAAGTGGGATTTAATCCCGGTACACACAGATTCAGATATTGTGGACTTTTTTCAGCGCACTGGTGGCAAAAAATACGATTTTATCGGGGCAATTGGTTGCGTGTTACCGGTCCGACAAAAGGCTAGTCGCTATTACTGCTCGGAGTGGTGTTATGAGGCAATTTGGGGCGTAGCACCGAAAAAGGCGTTAAGCCCGAATAAACTAGCTGAGTTGATAAAAGGAGGGTTTACCTCGCACAAAGTTTAAAAGACGGCGATAATAACGGCACGGCAATGCGCGTTATTACCAGCTACGCAGAACATGCCTGCATATAGCCATACGCCGCCTACCTTGCGCAAGGCGGGCGGATTGTAACAAATCTTTTAATTATGGAGAATATATGCAGTCAATTAAAACAATCCGTTGCACATTTTGTAACAAATTATTGGCGAAAGTGGGTACAGTTGTTTATTTAGAAATCAAATGCCCACGTTGCAAAGTCATTAACTTTACTAAATAACTTTATTTGAGTGTCAGAATACCTTGAGTATCAGAACGCCATAGAAGGAAAAACTATGGCAAACAAAAAAACTTTTAAACAAGCCCCGCTACCGTTTATCGGGCAAAAAAGAATGTTTTTGAAACACGTGGAAATTGTGTTAAACAAACACATTGATGGAGAAGGTGAAGGTTGGACGATTGTGGACGTATTTGGTGGCAGTGGTTTATTAAGCCATACAGCCAAACAACTAAAGCCAAAAGCAACTGTAATTTATAACGATTTTGATGGCTACACCGAGCGATTAAATCACATTGACGACATCAACCGATTACGCCAAATTATCTTCAATTACTTACACGGTATTATACCAAAAAATGGACGATTAAGCAAAGAAATTAAAGCGGAAATCATCAATAAAATCAATAATTTCAATGGTTATAAAGACCTAAACTGTTTAGCTTCTTGGTTATTATTTTCTGGTCAGCAAGTTGGCAGTGTTGAGGCGTTATTTGCCAAAGATTTTTGGAATTGTGTGCGTCAAAGCGATTACCCAACGGCTGAGGGCTATTTAGATGGTATTGAAGTTATAAGTGAGTCGTTCCACAAGCTAATCCCACGCTATCAAAATCAAGAAAAGGTATTATTACTACTTGATCCGCCTTACTTATGTACGCGTCAAGAGAGTTATAAACAAGCTACTTACTTTGATTTGATTGATTTTCTACGCTTAATCAATCTAACCAAACCTCCTTATATCTTCTTCAGCAGCACGAAAAGCGAATTTATCCGATATTTGAACTATATGCAGGAGAGTAAAATCAATAACTGGGAGACATTTGAGGGTTACGAGCGAATTACGGTTAAAGCATCTACTTCCAAAGATGGGGTTTATGAGGATAATATGATTTATAAATTCTAA